ACCTTCAATACCAATATCAACAAGGCCTGAATACTTACTAATACCGCCATCAAATGTTACTGAAATAGGAATCTTTGATTTCTCTTTAGTGTAACGAGATTTCTCCACATTAATAATAAAGTTATAACCAACAATCTCGGTACCATCTTTCTCTTGTTGGCGACCAAGAATAAAGATATTATCAGCAGAGTAATAAGAACCTGTACCACCACCAACGATATCTTTTGGGAACATACCAATCTCTTTGTAAGTATGATTCACAACAACCATTGGAATATCTTTCAAGTTTAAGTGTGGTGTTACCATGCGGAACAAGCTTTTAACTTGTTTAGCACGGGACATATCGGCAACTGATTTGCCATCGAGAGCATCATCAACCTCTTTCTTACTTGCCAAATTACCAATTGAATCAAGGATAATCATTAACTTATCGCCACGATTTACATCTTGTAACTGTTGCATAATGTCAAACTTCAACTGTTCAATATCAGTCAATGGCGTGTGCAGGACTCTCTCCATGTTGATGCCGAATGTTTCGAAATACTTGATAGGTGTTCCAAATTCAGAATCGTAGAACAACAATACGGCCTCTGGATATTTGTCCATGTAAGCCTTTGCCATTAATAATGAGAAGGCGGTCTTAAAGTGTTTAGACGGACCAGCCCACATTGTTAGACCGGGAATAATTCCACCATCTAACTTACCGCTTAATGCCACATTAATCATGGGCACATCAGTTGGTATCATATCTTTATCTGTAAAGAACTTTGATTTAGATAGAATTGAACTATCTTTAATCGTTGAATTCTTTTTAATTTTATCCATTAAACTCATATTAAAAGGAGCCTCCATCAAGGGTTGTTATTTTGTTTTTGTGTATTAATTCGTGGTCATCATCAACATAAAAGGATTCTAAACTATTAGAGGGCTCTATGTCAACCTTTTTCTTCTTCTTTGCCTTTCTTTTAGGAAGTTCGATAGGTTCTAATTCTTCTTTTTTTATTCGTTGATATGTTTGATTTGCGGCAATTAATAGAAGAACGGCAAGTGGATCAAATACTATAATGATGGTGAAGATAACTAATCTTACAGCTTTATCTATAAAACCAGTATCATTCTTATCATAAAAGATTTCAGCAATATACTTAATCGGACCAATTTCTGCCGTTAATTTATTTTCTTCTGCCATCAAAGGCAACTTCTCTTTAGATAGCCTTGTTAATTCTGTTTGTGTTTCTTGTATTTGTTTATCAATCTTATTTGAAGCAGTAGTTGGATCACCCGCTCTTTTCAATAGGTAATCCAATTTATCACGAGCAATCTTTTCTTGCGTTTCGATTGTTTTCAATTGAACTGTGTTTGCACCAACTATCACATTAGATTCAATGTGAGCTCTTGATAGATAACCAAAAATGCCCATACTTGTTATTGCCATAAGTAATACGATAGCTATACAGAAATAATACCGCATCATCCGCACAGTAACAGACCAATTATTATACAACCAAGATACTGTTACTAACTTCGCAATTTCAAGGACCGAACCCATCAATATGATTGGCCAAAAAGAACCAGGAAATATCTGTGCAAGACCTATAACAGAATAAAAAGCAGCAATAGCAGATAGTGATATTGCTGTTGCAAAAGGTAAGAATATTTGTAGCATTATGAATAGTATGTTAGATTTTTCTTATGTGGTACATCAAATACAAAAGTTATACGAATACAATCTCCAATGTTTTGCGTACCATGCATCTTCTTATTATTAAACCAAAGTAGTGTGCCAGGTTCAACAGTAACAGTATCTTCGCCACAAGTATATTCGTAAGTACCTTGAATTGATAAATGAAACCTATCTTTATTTAAATAATATTTGCCTTCATCAATGTGTAAACCTACTTCACCACCTTTTTCTAGTGATAGAAAACCACATCGTTTGAAACCTTTAAAGTGCCTCTTTAGGAAACCAATAATCTCTGTGTGTTTGTAATATGCTGGAGTTGGAACACAAATTTCAGTATCACCAACAAAATCATTTATATCCTCAACGCCACCAAGAACCAATTGTAAAACTCCAACGGGTATATCATCATAGCCACGACTGAGTAATGATTCTATATGGCCGTCCATTTTCTTTTGTGCTTCCCAATCTTCAGGATATTGTTTCAATTGTGCCAGTATTTTTGACACATTGATTCCTGTTTTTAGTATCTTTATATTGTTCATCCAAAAAAGTCCTCTAATGAACTATCCTTTTCTGTTGTCCATTGCATACAATCTAAAATTACTTTAATTGGTTCAAGAAACGCTTTATTGAATTGCATATCATAATCAATATATTCATGGATGCCAAACTCTTTTGGCAACCGAACTGGATATGAAATAACCATATCTTTAAATGGATTAGGTTGTTTCAAATAAGTAAACTTCAACTTTTCGCCATTCTGAATCAATGGATATTGTTTAGTTAAGCCTAGTTGTTTCAGATAGTAATTATACAGAATAGCACCCTTAACATGGATCGGTGTGCCTTTCTTATACATTGTAATTTTATCTGAATACTCTTGTAAACCATTTAGTCCACGGGGAAAAGAGATTTCTTCTGGCGGTAATGTATTGAACTCAGCCTTAAAGTCAGCAATAAACTTATGAATATCATCTTCTGTTCCTTGCAACATAATCTTGATTGATTCTTTCATCTTCTGCCGAATAGCACTTGGCGTAGATGACTTAACCATTTCAAGACCCATAACTTTCATTTGAGGTTCATTATACTGAACGCCTTCGTTGTTATACACATTAAGAATATAACGCTTCTTAGCAGTCCAAATTCCTTTGTCAGAAAGACCTTCACGCTTCATTACCATCTTCTGTGCGTAGGCATGAACATAACTTGCCAACTCATCATACGATTCATCAATATAAGGTTGTATCTTTTCTTCACAGATTTTATCCATAAGAGAAACCACTTTCTGTTTATCTGATTGGTCTTTAATAAACTTATCAACTAATTCACCCATACGGAGATAAATCGAATCTGTATCAGAAGCAATTACATAATCTATACCAGTTGTATTCAAAATCTTATTCATGTAAGTATTAATCTTGGCTTCAATCCAACGAATACTTAATTGTCCGGCAGTCGTGACACCAAGAGCCATCCGTAAATCGTAGAAACGGAAATACTGACTACCCAAAGCACCGTAAGCAGAGTTGAGAGAAACCTTTTTCGCAAGTTGTAGATTGTCATATCTAGCAACAAGGTTTTTAATTTCTTTGCGTTTAATTGGATCAGTTTCATTTTCATAATCTTGTTTAGCTTTTAACATTAACTTTTTAAATTTACTTCTATCAACATATATATCTTCCAACATTTGAGGCAAAAAGCCTTTCTTGTCAGTTCGAAACAGTTGGCCGTTGGGAGTAAGTGTGCAATTCAATGGACCAAGAAAAGAAGTATCAATTGATTTATTCAACATATTTTCAACATTGACTTTACCAATTTCTTGTTCAAATAATTCTATGGCTTGAAGTTCTTTTTGTAGTTCTTCGGTGGTTAATTCTTTTACATTACGAAACATTATTTACACCACTTTTTTCTGTTTTCAGTTCTGGTTAATATTTGTAAATTGTCTGGATGATGTAAACCACCTTTTGCAATTGGTTGTATATGGTCTACTTCACACCCTTTAGGACAAATCAAATAATATTCTTGTAACTTTTTCTTTTCTTCTTTGCTTAATTTTGGAGTTTGATTCCTAATTCTAGCTCTACGCCTTGCTGCAATTTCATTTCCATTTCTACGTTTATGGTCCTCACCCAAATATCTACTTTTTTGAGCACAGGAATAACTACAATATTTTGAATCATACTTATCACTTTCAGTCCGAAACTTTTGTGTTTTATATTCGTTACCACAATATAAACAATTTACTAAGGCCTTTCGTTCTTTATTTTTACACTCTAAATCAAAGGGTTTCTTAATTTCAAATTTTTGTAGGTGTTTTTTAATATTGGCATCCGAACAACCAAAATATTCAGCAACCTCACTCCTTCTTATATTCTTGATAATAAACAATTCATAGAGTTTATCTTTGGTAATATTGTATTTCATTGATTCTTCTAATAAGTAACCACATCTACTTATTTAGTATTTCTCATTCTTAACTCTTGCATTACCTCTTTTTTTCTGTTTTCGACATAATTTCTATCTACAATATTTTCAGGACTTATGGAATACTGCATCATAAGGTGAGGGTAGAGTGAATTTAGGTCAAAGCTAGCAATATAGTGGTGCATACCAACTTGTGGGTCTTTAACATAAGCACCTTCAAATGCTGATGTTTTACTTTGAACAATTTTTGGTGGAACAACAATACCTTTCTCTAAGAGATAAGCATATGTCATTGAATCCCACATACGAGTTTGTGCAAAGATATCTTCATAGTTGGTCTTTGTATCATAGGCCAAAGTTAAACCAAGTTCAATCAACTTCAACTTTTCTTCCATGCGGACAATAAGGTTGCAGTCTTGAATGTTATATTCAATAAACTTTTGGAAGTTTTCACGATACAAAGCATGAAGGTTATCATATTCATCAAATGACAATTTACTATCACCAAGTTCTACATTGGCAATATTATCCAATTTATATGATTCTTGTGATTTGCCCCCTGGCGCATACCATCTGTATAGTTCAATATAGTCTAGTGATGATACACCAACCATGTCATACGCAATCAACTCACGATTGTTTACAACAGCCTTGCGTTCACCAATCATATTCCATGGAGATAACTTCTTAGTTTCTTCTTCACCAAGAATTTTACGGAAACGATTGACGAGATATGGTATATCAAAAAATTTGGTGTTCCAACCAGTCAATACATCAGGACAATTTTCAACCCAATATGCCAAGAACTTTTTACATAGTTCAGTTTCATCTGAGCATTTAAAATAAGTTTCAGAACCTTGAACAATATAATCATCACAACCAAATACAACTGTTTCACCTTTTAGAAAGGATATACAGATTGCTGTGATAGGTTCTTCTGCTTTATATGGGTCAGGAAATCCATTCTCCGAACCAACCTCGATATCACATATAGCAACCAAGATATCATCCATATTCCAATCGACCATGCCTTGATGTTCATCAGCGATGAAGGCATATTCATATCGAGTTTGGCCATAAATTTTGAGATTAGAAACTTCATTATATCTTTTTACAAAATCACGAGCTTCACGAATGTTCTCAAACTTCATCGGTTCAAGATGTTCACCAGTAAGAGATTTGAATTGTGTGGGTTTTTTGCTAGGCGAAAACAAAGTAGGCGAGTAACCTATTTTAAGTTTAACTCGCCTGCCGTCTTTAACGCCACGAAAGAAAATGTTATTGCCAACACAGGCAACATTTGTATAATATCTAGTCATTCATATATTATAACAGATTTAAAAAGTGTCTGAGGCACTTATGTAATGATTGATTTTTTTGGCGGAACTACAATACCAGAATCAAAAATTTGATTGTATTGATTTTCTAATTCTTCTACTGGTGTTGATATGGTTAAAATATCACCATAATTAAGTTTGAAACCAGTCCTAAATTCTTTTGCCCATTCTAAAAATGGAGAGAAAGCAACACTACCTGGATCGGTAGATGTTTTTGGTGGTACCGATACAACTTGAACGGGTTGCTTTACAGTAATGAAAGTTTCTTTGGATGATTCTGTTACTTCACCCATAATGGTATGGTTAGTCTTGAAGGTCACTAATTTTATTGTCATATTTTTTAATCTCTAAAACTGATTCGATTGGTTGATTGTTGGCAAATTCAGTAGCTTCTTTTAAAGTTGCGAATTCTTCATCTGCAACTTGAGAGCTGCTACTAAAGTAATAATACACTTTATACATTTACTGGTTCACTCGCCGGCAATACTGTTAAGGTAACCCAGCGTTTGGGAAATAGCATTTCACGACCACGAAAATCATTCATGTCCAAAGTTGGGTCTTGAACTAAACCAACAAGTTCAACCATGTTATCAAAATCACGGAGAAACAAGTCATACTTGTCAGCCCGTGGAAGTTTTTTTTCGATGGCTATTCTTTTTGCCAGTTCACGAATGTTCATTTTGTTACCTTATTTAATTCAGATTGATAAGTTCTTTGTCTTAACTCGGAAGAACTGAACCGATGGGTGCGAGAATTGTAATATGTTTTAATACCACGATTATCACAGATATCACGACCTGTTAGATGTCTTTCTTTATATTCTTCACCACAAATACGCATAGTGATGGGCAAAAACATTAATAAATCTTCTAGGTCTTTTTCTGTATCATAGACAATGATTTCATCTACGAATTTTACAGCTGTTAATTGAACATAGCGTTCAACAATGGATTGGACTGGTTTGTTTTTGACTTCTGGTCGGTC